CCCCCGCCGTTCTGGCGGGTGTTTTTGTTTTGGTTCAAAGTTTTTGCATTTGGTTTTAAGTTTCGGTTCCAAGTTTTAATCTTTGATTTCAAGTTTTATTATTCGGTTTCCGAGGTGTCGTCTGCTATGCGCTCCGGGTCGAGTAAGTCCTCGATCTGACAGCTCAGCACCCTCGCTACTCTCCAAAGTTGGTAAACGTCCGGGCTTTTCCTGTGCCCTGCGCACCAGCTCTCCACTGTGCGGTAGCTTAGACCAGCCCGGCGGCAAAGCTCCCGGCGGCTGATCCCTGCGGCCTTGCAGCGTTCGTCTATGGGGTTATTGGTGTGTGATTCTCTCATGTGGCAGCCCTCCCTTTTAGTACAGTATACTGCGGACGCCGTAAAAATGGAAGTATAAAGTATACCATATAAACGCAGTATTCTTTGGACTGTTTGCCAGTGGAGTTTCCTGCGCTTATGTGGTAAGACACAGCCAACGAAAGACATTACCGGATGGAGGATTTCAATATGAAAAAGTTTGATTTCGTTGCCGAGCTGCTTGCTCATGGGTTCCATGATGATACTAAGCTGGAAGCGGTGGAGCTGTCCCGGCAGGCTGACTTTGAGGGCGTGGTTCTGTCCCGCGATTTTACGAAGGTAATTGAGAGTGCATGGTCCGGCCGCCACGAATATTCTTACCGCGTGGAGGTATTCGTGAATCTGACCCAGAATCTCTGCCGTGCAAAATTCTTCGATGGCGGAATTGAGTACAAGTGCAAATGGTATTACACCGCAGGAAAGCGTACCTATAACGCAATCGCTGCCACGCTGCAAAATGCGGGCCTGGAAATCTAATCTGCGGGCGCCGTTTCTGTCAGCAAAAATACACAGAAACGGCGCCTATTCTTTGGACTGTTTGCCAGTAGAGCTTCCTGCGGTTGTGTGGTAAGACACAGACACCGAAAGGAAATACCGAATGGAGGAAACAAAAATGAAAACCATGAAAATGCCGAAAGACCGTTTCAATAAGCTGGCCGATGAGCGCGAGCTGCGCTGCCCGAATGCAACGTACATCCTTATCAATGGCGCCGAAAGAGACAAAGGCGTGCTGCTTGCAATCCGGAATTGCATCAGCACCGGGAATACGGACATTCTGGACGTGGTCCTCATGAAATAAAGTCCACCTGATGATGGCCCGGCGGCGTGGGCCGAAACCTACCGGCGGAAACGTCGGGATGGTCGTGGAAGCCACAATAAAAACGGAGGTTTGATTCATGAAATTCTATTATGATGACGTTCTGATCTGCGGCGCGAAGACCCAAAAATACAAATACGCGATTGTTTATCCGTCCAGCCAGGAACGCTGGGTAATGCACAGCCGCCACTGTTCGCTGGCCAGCGCTCAGACTATGTTTGAACGCATAAAACGCGGAATGTCCTTTTACGACCCGGAAAAGGCGGCATCCCTGCGAGTTGTCCCGCTGGAAATGAGGGAGGAATAAATCATGACGATTTCAAAGCGCATGGCTGCCGCTCTTATGGCTGGCGACCAGTACCGCACAAAAAAGTATCTGTACTCCCTGGGCGTGAATATGTACGGCCAGGAGATCGTGCAGCGGGTGGAGATTGACAGCGAGGGGCATCGTGTCGGGTTGCTCCGCTCTGTCGCTCTCTGGAACCCCAGCTATTATGAATGGAGATTAGGATTATGAAGATGTTCAACGAAGCCGGGCAGGCTGTCTACTTCAATCGTATCATGAAAAACGGGAAGGAACAATTTGTGGTGAAGGCTCTGGATGGTCAGCATATTATGGGGCGTGACCGTCAGAAGCATAGCTCCCGGACGTTCACGGAACTGCACCAGGCGGAGGCGTTCCTCCGGCGGGCTGGGTATCAGTGCAAGGGCTGACAGTCTGAATCGGGTCCCGGAGGGTAGCGTCTCCGGGACTTTTTCTTTGCGCTGTCTTTTTTTCCACCGGAAAAAACTTCCCGCACACGGCGTTTCGCTCTTTAGGCGGGTAACTTTCCCGAAACGCAATGAAACGCGCTCCTGTGCCCTCACACGTGGCTGTGGTGATGAAGCGGAAAGAGGCCCGGAACCTCCCTTTTGGGTATGGCTCCGGGCCTCTTGTTTACTCGATATAGAAGACCTTTTCTTTGGTCTTGGGTCCAACCTTCCCGTCGGCGTCCAGGCCCATATACTTTTGAAACATCTTCACAGCGGCAGTGGTCTTAGGACCGAAAATGCCGTCAGCCGTGCCAGTGTCGTAGGCCAGGGACTGAAGGTGCGCCTGCAGGGTGCTGATCCATACGCAAGCAGGGAAGGTGTGCAGGCATCCTTCTTTCAGAAGAGCGTCGCCCAACAGGTCAGCTCCCCAACCGGAAGTATAGGCGGTTTTGCCTGCCACGTTGGGAATGCCGGAATACTCAGGCATTTTCTGGTATCCGGTCCGCACGTCGCACTCTCTGATTTCCCAGTGAAGGTGGCTGCCAGTGCTGTGGCCGGTGCTGCCCTCGGTGCCGATCAGGGTTCCGGGTTTTACCTTCTGACCTACGGCCACGTTGATCTGGGAAAGATGGCCGTAGTACATGAAGTAGTTGGTATGTGCAATCCGAAGAACGACCCGCAGGCCGAAGCCCTGCTTGTGATTCTTGGAATTCTCCCAGCCTGCCCGGATCACCTGGCCGTAGACCGTAGAATGGAGCTGCTTGCTGGAAATGCCCACCAAGTCGAAGCCCTGGTGCCGGGTGCCGTTGGTGCGGAGATGGTCGAATGCCTGGGAAATGCGGAAAGTGCCTTTATAGGGAGAAATCATTTTGCCTTCCTTCCTCCCGGCGGGGTCCGGGATGTATTATTCTTTGGTGATTTCGTCGGCGATGTTCTCGGCCACCTCGTCCATCTCCTTGATGGCGGCATCGATGAAAGCGTCCAAGAAGGGCGTGACCTCGATGCCTTTCATCTTGAGCAACTTGACGACCAGAGCGTGCTTGTCGGTCTTGGGAATCTTGCCAGCTTCTGCGGCTTTCTCTGCGCCCTTGACCAGCTTGCGGACCAGCGAGAAGATGCGCTGCTCACGGAGCCAAGGAATGCCGATCTTGGCAGCCATGAACATGGCAATGGTGCCGATGATCTCCATGACGTTGGGCAGAATGGCGGTTGCAATTTCGGTGATATTCATAGTTTCCCTCCTGTTAGATGTCGTTCGTTTCGTGAGCCTTTTTGTTCAGGTGCTTCTCCAGCTTGTCGAGCGCATCCTTGCACGGGCCGTTGCAGCCCTGCTCGATCAAGCCCTGCAGGGCACCCCTCAGACCGTAGCAGAGCAGCGTCTGCTCGTCCTCGATGGACTTGATGAAGTCGCTCTGCTTGCGGTTAATCTGAAAGACCTTGTAGACGGCCACGATCACACCGATGATCACGCCGATGGACGAGGTCACCGATGCGGCCTTGATTATGGTGTCGAGGTCAATGTACAATGTTATTCACCTCGAATTACTTGTCTGCGGTATAGTCTTCGCCCGTGATGTCCTTGTACTGGTCTGCGGTGATATCGCCCTCCGCCACGCGCTCGGCCAGAACTTTCTTGACGGCAACGCGGCGGGATGCGGGCATCTCTGCCCAAGTCTTAGTGCCTGCAATCAGGCGGTTTGCCCAGATAATGTTCATGGTGCTACCTCCTTATTCCTTGCTGGCATTGATGGCTTCATCCAGATCGCAAAGAGCCTGCTCGATGGTGCTCATGCGCTCGTCGTTGGCTGCGTCCTGCTCACACAGGGCATCTTCAATTTCAGCCACACGGTCGGGCAACTGTTCGTGCTCCTGCTGCTTCTTTGCGGCAGTTTCCTTTTCCTGCCGGGTGGGCAGATTGTCCTTTTTCCACTGAATCATGGTGACTGTCCTCCTTACTGGAATGCTCCGCTGACGGCTTCGATGTAGCCGCCAGTGCCGGATGCACCGCGGCTGACGCTGATGCGGAAATTGAATGCTGAACCATTGGCAGCAGTCTTGTTGGTGAACACGATGTTCATGCCTTTCTTCACCTCAGTGGTAGCATCCTGCCAGACCGGGGACGGGTCGTTGGCATCGTTCGTGACCTCCGCCTTAAACACAGCATCATTGGGAATGCTGCCCGTCACATGAAGGACAGCAACGGTAATGTCACCATCCACGGCCAGCGGGGTGGTCAGGGTCACACTTGCGCTGGTAACGCTCTTGGTGAATGCGGCGTTCAGGCTGGTGCTATCATTGCCGTCGCTGGCGGTGATCTGGATGGTATGGGAGCCATTCAGGATGCGCTGGAATCCGGTAGCATCGGCGCCCTGCCCAAAGGTCAGCGCAGTACCGCTTGCAATGCTGGTGTGGGTGGCGGTGGTCTTGCCGTCCAGCTTCTCGGTGACGGTCAGAGTATCGCCGTCGGCATCGGTAACGGTGTAGCCAAAGTTGAATGGCGCGTTCTTCTCTCCCAAATTCGTGGAGCTGGCGTTGATGGCCGGGGCAGTGTTGACACTGACCGTGCCGTCGTCAGAGACCACGAGTGTAGAGGGAAGAATGAAAGCGGGGCGAACACCACAGGAGCCGAAGTACCAGCCGTTGACGTTGGAGCCATCGGTGCCGACGCTCCAGACGCCGTTGTCATTGCTGGCGAGCGGAGAGCGCAGCCACCAAATGGCAGCGCTGCTGCCGTTGTAGGCGACACGCTTGCTGTTGCCGCCAGAGCTGTTGCCAAAGTACGCCAGCCGAACACCATCCTTGGGGAAATAGCCGTTGTCGCTGGTCGTCCAGCCAACCTCATAACCAGACAGCAGGAATACTTTCGTGCTCAGGCCATTGGAGCCGGTGGCAAGGCTGCCGCCGGAACCAGTGCCGTTCTGGTACGGGATTTTCACCTGCTTAATAGCTGCCCGGATGTTGCTGTCGATGAGGTTGTAGAACGTTCCGTTCAGGTATGTGTGGATGTTGGAATCCTTGTAGGAGTTATTGTTGTCGAGCTTGGACGTTGTGTAGATGTCCTTCATCAACAGCCAAGTACCGTTGCAGCTATCGTCATAGACGCTGGACGGCTTGCCCTGATGGACAATGATAAAGTCATTGATCGTGCCGTTCACTTTGATTTTAACGGTGCTGCCAACGGCCTTTGCGCCCAATCTTACATTTGCCATAAAAATTCACCTCCTTACTCAAAATTCAATCCTTGCCAGATCGGCGTTCCAAACGCCGGCAACGGTCAGGCCGTCAAGGCTGCTGAATGTGGCGCTGAACGGATTTTTTGTCACGTTCGTGGTGAACTTCAAGCTCAGCGTGTCGATTTCACTTTTGAGTTTTACCGTTGCGGTTCGGATGTCGGTGTGGGCATCTGCTGCGGTGTTGTGTGCATTCACTGCGGACCGGATGCACGCATCCGTCTCCGCTTTGGTGTATGCGTCGATCTCCGGGCACTGCGACTCGGACAGCTTTCCGGCGCTGTCCAGCGTTGCAGTCCCGCCGGGGATGCCCTTTTCCGTCTGACGTAAATAGCCTTTCAAGCTATCTTCTAATTCGTTTTGTGTGATATAGATAAGAGATTTTTCCAGGGTGCAGGTTACGGTTTTTGTGTCGCCTACGATGATGGGAATGGTGACGCTCTTTTCTACCAGTTCCGTCGCTGCGGGGGCGATATAGTCTGCGGTGTCGTATGCGTTCTGATAGCAATAAAGGATGTCCTTGCTGCGGTCATCCGGGTTGTCTGGGTCTGCGCAAAAGATGCCAACCTCTCGCCAGTAAAAGCCTGCGCTCAAGCCGGCATTGGAGAATTTGGCGTTTACTTCAACATAATCCGTGCGCTGCTTTACTGCCGCATCAATCGAAACAACGGAGTGAATCAGGTTGGTCAGGGTTGCAATGGGGGTGCTGAGCTGGCCGTCGCCGAGCTGCATAGTCGTAATTCTGAGCGCTTCGCCACCCAGGTTGCGGTAGTAAAGTGCCTTACCTGCATTTGTGAGCTTCGGTGCTTCAAACATCGTGCTTCCTCCTTTCTTACATGGTCGCCTTGTTGAGCGTTACGATGTCGCCGGTATGAACGAAAAATCCAACCTTGGGTTGGGCGGCGTCTGTGGAGAGGTCAAGCACTACTTCGTCGAGCCAACTGGAAAGCCGCTTCACGGAGTTCAAAACCTCTTTGAATTCCTGCACATTGGCTGCAGTGACGGCAGGGTTTGTGGTGTAGGCTTTGAAGTGGTGGGGCTGCAATCCGCATTCCCACCATTCCTTTATATAGCCCGCACCAAATACCGCCTCAATGATGCGATTGACCGCAGCCGGGGTTCCCATTTGGTCGTAGAAAATGAGGCTTTCCTTTACCAGCGCCCGCTTGATGGAAACGCTGTATGTCTGCTTATAGACGGGGGTGCGAAGCTCCACAGCGAGAAGGTCGAGAACAGGTTCCGGGACGCTGTCAAGCGCAATATAGATGCAGGCGGCGTCGGCGAAGCGGATGACCTGCTGCACCTGCCTGCTGACGGCATAAGCAAACGCTTGGGTTTCCGTGTCGTTCTTCAGGTCGCTCGGGAGCAGTTCCGTGAAGCGGCTGTCTTTAAGTTCAGTCATCCTCAAGGCCTCCGTATGTAATCGCAGCGGTGCCGTCGATGGCGGCAATGCTGTCTGCCGGGATGGCGGCGAATGTCGGGGCGGTGATCTGCGCCCGCTTTGCCCCGGCGCCCATTACGAGAGCCAGAAGCTTGGAGGGGTTGATGTCTCGCCCGATTTTCCGCTGCCAGGCAATGTAGCTGTCAACCGCTGCGGAGACCGCTTGCTGAATCGCCACAGCCCGGTTGTTATCGCTTTGGTTGATGTAGTAGGTGAGGGAAACGGTATACTTTACCTCTGCAGGGGCGCGAACGGTCACAAGGTCGTTCATCGGGCGGAGGGTTTCTGCGCTCATGTGCTGGCTCATGGCGGAAATCATTTCTGTGCTCGGGAGGGAGCCGTCTGCCATGACAAAAACAATGTCAACGGTTCCGGCTGCCTGGTCGCTCGAAACGTGAACGCCGCCGATGGCAGAACTGTAATCCTGCACATGGTACTCGTAGCCGTTCCGGCTGCCTGCGGTGGAGTATTTGCCTGGCGCAATGAAGATGCGGGCTGCAAAACTCTCGTCGCTCTCCCTGTCGGCGCCGCCGCTGGAAGTCGAGGTATTCTCTACACTCTGGACGTAGGGAACCGGGTCAACCAGCGTTTTAAGTTCGCCGGGGGATAAGCCGTTGCCGGTTTTGCCTGCGGTCATGCACGTTGCGGGAATGTCGGCTGTCAGGTCGCCTGCGGGGATCTCGGCATAGACCGAGGTTGCGAAGAAAAGCTGACCCGCCGCAATGCGGGTGCCTTGTGGGACAGCCGTAACGGATGCCCTGGCAGCTGAGAGGGTGAAGCGGATAGTCGTAACGGCTGCAGCAGCCTGGTTCCGGGTAGCTCCGCAGCGGAAGGCTCCAAGCAAATCCAGAAAATCACCAACGCTATACTTCACGGTGTCCATCTTGCCCTTGACGTCAACGTACTTCATAGCCTGGTAGATTTGGGCTGCGGCGGCGTAGAGCTTGAAACGGTCTCGGGAGACCCTGGGCAGCGTGTAGGGCTTCCCGGTGGCCTCGGTCATATACGCTTCGTAGTCTGCGACCATGTTCGCTTTCACATCGTCCACGGTCTTGTACTCAATGAACGAAATGTCGGGCAGGTCTTTAATGGTGGAAATATCAGGCATTGGTAAGCACCACCTTTGCGGTCATCTTTCCGTCGTTGGCTGCTGCGGTGAAGTTCACGCTGTCAACGGAAAGGGTGGGAATGTAGCGGGGAATCTTTTCGGCGACCTCGGCAACGTACAAGCTCTGGGCGGCCTCTGTGGGCTTGTCGATGAAGCTATCGTCTATGCCGAGCCCGCGGTCTAATGGGATGGTCCCGGCAACGGTAGAGAGCAGCGTTTCGACCTGCTCGTCTACTTCTTTCAGGGGTTCATCCCCGATATAAACTGCGGTGGTTTCCATTATGTGGTGTCCTCCATCGGGTATTCTTCAAGGTCAAGGTTGACCGTGGCCTTTGCCAGTTCGCCGTGCCGCAGCACGGTGTCCCAGGCCTCACTTACTTTCGTGACCCGGAAGGGGTTCTTTCCGAAAGGCCGGAAGCCAATCACCAAATACTGAACTTCGCCGGTTTCGGCCATGCGGGCCAGCAGATCAAGAACTTTTCGGGGGCGCACTCCGAGGGCGGCAGAGAGGTGAATTTCCAGTGTTCCCTTTTTGAGGTCTGCGCCCAGGAATTCAGGGGTCGGTTTGCTGTTGAGCCCTTCGTGGGTCGTCCAGCGCCCGGAGCTTTCCCGGGTGGCGTTCTGGAAGGTAAAAACGGCCAGGTCGCTGACCTGGAAGATGATCTTTTTTCCAAAGGTTCCGATGAACAAAAAATCACCTCCGGGTTAGTTTGGGGGAGAGGTCTGGCTGCCAGGTGCGGCGCTTGTGTGGGTATGGCTCTTGAGGCTTTTCCCGCCGCCGATGCAGTCGGTTGTGGCCGTCAAGGTCTGACCCACATTGGCGTCCTTCTTCATGGTCGTGTTCTCGGTGATGGTCGTTTCGGCCTTTACCGTGAGTTCCTTTGCTTCCAGGACGACCTTGTTCATCTTAATGGTGAGGGTGCCGTCCTTATAGCGGAGCATCCCTTTACCGGCTTCCCGGTCAAGGTCTTTGCGCCAGAGACCCTGGCTGCCCTCGGGCGGCTTGTTTTCGTCGCTCCAAGGACGGCCAAGGACAACGCCTACTTCTGCGCCGTTTGAAAGGTGCAGAACGAGAACGGCATCGTCTACCTCGGGCATCATATACTCAAAACTAAGAAGCGGGATCTCGCTTGTGACGCAGTCGTCCTTTTCGTGGTAGACGACCCGCACCGTTCCGGCTTCGTAGTTTACAGAGGAAATTTTGCCAAAGCGGACAGTTTCCAATTTTGCACCTCCTACTCTATAAGTGAAAGTTCAAGGTCTGTCGTGTAGCCGCCGGAACCGAGGTTGTGGGTGGTGGTATCGGTGAAGTATTTCCCGGAGAGTGCTCCAAGGGAAACTTCCACGTTTTGGCTGGAAACAAGGAGCTTGCCCTTGATGGTCAAATTGAGTTTTGTTGCTCCGTGGTTCGCTTCATCAATTCCTGCCTGCAGCTTCTTTTGTGCGTCAGCTTCGCCGTCGGCTTTACCGGTCATCTTGAGCAGCCGGTCTGCGGTGCCAATGGTGACCTTTATTTCCTTGTTGGTCTTGGGCTGGGTATAGGTGTACTCACCGCCGGTATAGGTTCCGGCGAGGTTCTGGCTCCAACTCCAAGAAAGAATTTGGCGCGGGTAGATCGTGCAGATCGCATCCTTTTTCTTATACTCCGTCCGGCTGTAGACTACGATTTTTTTGGAGTAGACCTTCATGCTCAGGCCGTAGGTCTTGCAGAGGTTCATGTAAAACTCGCAGTCTGTGGTTTCGGATTGCTCAAGGGTCGTAATCTGCGGGTCGTCGCCCTCCACATCCCAGAGAAGTTCTATGCCTGCATTGGAGGCGATTTCCTGGCCGATTTTCTGCACGGTGGCCTTTTCCCACACCTTTGTGCGTTTGGTTTGCCGGAATCCAGTGTTAGCCGGAACAGATACCGCTTTCACGGTGCCTGTCCACGGCCAGCCTGAATATGAAACACTGTCAACGAGGAAGTTGCCGCAGTCGAGGGTGCGGTTGTCGCCCTGGGCTGCCCAGTTCGTGAGGGCGATAGTGGCAGAAAGCGGTTTGTTTACCTCCACCTTGCCACCGCTGACGGCGGAAGCGCTGCGCTCAAAGAACGTGATGTCGAGGCTGTCTGCTTCGCCGCTGGCTGGGTCAGTGTAAGTGAACGCCGTTCTGTTAAGATTGAGGACGGATGCGGCCTTGCCGTCGTAGGTAATAGAAACGCTGGACTGTCTGGCTTTCATCCTGTCCTCCATGTGGGCATATTCGGGGCGGCAGTTTCGCTCTCGGGAAGGGCTGGAATGATCAACACCACGCCTGCCCCAAAAACAAAGATGGTGATCTTGTCAGGGTTGGCGTCCATGAGGAAGCCCATGTATTTTGAATCTCCGTAGACCTTATAAGCGATAGCGTCCCAAACGTCGCCCTGAATCGTGGTATAGGTACTCATTTAGCCTCCTGGTTAGGCCGGAGAAAAGGACTTGCGGCGACGTTCTTCTTCCAGTTGTTTGCTGAATCTCACAAACTTTTGGTATGTAAAATCCATCGCCTGATCTACTTCTTTCCGGGTCACGGAGCCGTTGCTCTTGAGGATGATGGTCGGGGAGAACACAAAGCCACCTCCGCCGCCCTCTGCGGGCTGGGGCTTATTCTCGGAGGGCGGATTCTGGCCGCCCTCTGCGGGCTGCGGCTGAGGTTTCGTCGGGTCGGGCTTGCCGAGGTTCAGCAGGAAGTCGTAAAGCTTGGACAGGGGGATAATCGCTTCCGGCTCTCCACCTTCGCCCGCTTCCAGCAGTGTCGGAGAGGTTACGATGCCGCCTGTTGCCAGCTGTGGAATCTGCGGGATTTTGAAACCGAATGTATTGCCTCCAATGCCGGGAACCCAGTCCGGGATTTTTATGTTCATGGCGTTGATCTTACCGAGAACGTAATTGATGGCCGAAATCACGCCGTTTATTGGGGCCTTTGCCAGGTTGACAATGGCTCCAAATACGTTAGCGAAAATGTTCACGATATTCTGCCACGCGGCTCCCCAGTTCCCGGAGAATACGTTCTCCACAAACTGGATGAGGTTGAAGAAAATCGCTTTTACATTTTCGACGGCTGCGGATACGCTGCTCCACCAGCCAGAAAGGTAGGCGGAGAGCAGTGGGAAGTTGGTCTGGAATCCCGAAACCAGGGCAGCTACGGTGGTAAGCACTGCGGTCTGAATCGAAATCCAAACCTCGGAGACTTTGGTTCCCATGCGCTGCGCCCAGGCTGTTACCTTGTCCCAGTTTCGGTACATCCAAATACAGGCGGCAACAACTGCGCCGATGATGGCGACCGCAACCAGGAGTTTAAGGTTCATTACCTCTGCGGCCTTGCCGAGAGTAGCACCTCCGTTGGAAGCCGCCTTGAAAACAGTAGCGAGATTTTTCGCAGCGCTGATGGCGGTCATGGCCGTTTTGAGGGTCTTGAAGGCCGTTACTGCGGTAAGAACGCCGCTTGCCAGGGCAATGAACAGTTCCTTATGCTCCGCCGCAAATTGGACGGCTTTTTCTGCTTTAGGGAGAATATCGTCCAAAATAACGAGGCCTTTGTCCATGGCGTCCGTCAGGTATGGAATAGCCTTGTCGGCCAGCTTTTCCAGATACGGCAGCAGCTTCAAGCCGGCCTTTGTCAGGAAATTCTGGAAGCGGTTGGTGAGCTTCTGAATCTTATAATCCAGGTTGTCCGTCTGGCGGGCGAATGCTTCATCCGCTGCGCCGGTGGCGTTGTACATCTCCGCCGTCTTTTCGGCGTAGGTGCTGGACTGCTCGCCGCAAAGGGCGAGGATTGCGGTCTGCGCCTCCACGCTGCTGAACAGCTTTGCCATGGCCTGGGTATCACCGCCAACGGTGCCCATCAACGCTTCAAGCGTTCCCTGGAAGCCCAGGCTCTGGATGGCTGCGTCTGCGGTGGAGTAGCCCAACTTACTAAGGGCGGCATCCATGTTCTTGGATGGCGACATAAGGCCGGAAAGGACGGCCTTGTACTGCGTGGCGACCTCTGCGGTGCTGCCGGTCACGCCGGTCAGGGTTGCAAAGGTGCCATATAGTTCTTCTTGCTGCACGCCCAGGGCGGAGGCCAGGGGGACGACCTTGCCAATGGACGAGGCCAGTTCCGGGAAGCTGGTTTGTCCGAGGCGAACGGTAGCAAAGGACAGGTCTGCCGCCTTTTGGACAGCCTCTGCGCTGATGTCGCCATAGCCCTTGGTGACGGCGGAAAGCAGGTTGACGCTGTCCGTTGTGGTGGCGTTGCCTGCGGCAGCGGCTTTAGCCGCTGTTTCCAGGATGGAGGAAGCGTCGTCAACGTCGCCAAACGCAGAAACGACCTGGTACATGCCATCGGTCAGGTTGCTGGTTGCAACGCCGGTCTTGTTCGAGATGCTCAGAACGTCTGAAGAAATGCTGGCGGTTCGGGCTGCAATTTCTTCGTCGGTGCCGGTGAGCAGGGTCTGGACGTTGGACAATTCCTTTTGGTAGCCTGCGGCGGCGGTCACGGCTGCGGTAGAAAAGGCCACAGCCGCCGTGCTGGCGGCTGCGAACCCTGCGGCAGCGGCTTTGCCGACTGCCTTTGCCGATTTGCTGAGGGAGGCAAGGTCTTTGTCGGCTGCTGCGCAGGCCTTTCGGAGGGTGCCGTCTGATTTGGCACCGATCTTTATCATCAGGTCATACGTTTTACTTTTTGCCAATTTGTGCCTCCACCTCTCTTGCATAGTCCTGGATGGCGTCTGCCAGGTCGTTGAGTTCGTCTATTGACAGGCTCTGCAGGTAGTCAATGCCCACGTGCAGAGCCTGTGACATATAGACGGTGGTTTTTGTGATCGCCCGCGGGGTTAGTCCTCCCCATCCCCGCCGTAGAGAAAACCCACGACTGCGCCCTTGACGGATACCAGGTCAGGAGCGCGCAGGCCCCAGAAGAAGTCCGAGGGCAGGTTGGTGACGCGGTGCGCCATATAGACGGCATACTCCATCGTCATTTCCACGGTGGCGGGGTTGATGCCTTTGTTCAGTTTCTGAACCACGCGGCCTGCTTCCTTGAGGGTCGCGCCGTTCACGTCCTCAAGGCCGGACAGGTCGATGCCGGTATAGGTCTGATCGCCGAAGATGTAGGGCTTGGCGAACTTGATGTAAAGCTCATTGGTGTCCTCTGCGGTTTCGGGTTCCTCGACCTCGGGGGCGAGGGTCAGTTTCTTATCTTCCATTAGCACATTGCCTCCAAAGCTGCCAGCTGGTCTACGCCGTTCACGGCGTACTTACCACGGATTTTGTTCAGTTCGATCAGGGGTTCGCCGTCCACCTCAATCAGAATATATCTGATCGAAAGGGTGATACTGGTCTCCATAGAGTTTGCGGCCTTGAGCTTGCCCGGTTCGCACTTCTTAGTGAGGCCGCGAACGACTACGCGGATGGGGGTAAACTCAATGTCGCCGTCGTCCGTGTTGCCCTGAATACCGCCACGGATTTCCAGGTGGTGCGCCTTGAGCATGTTGGCCAGGGATGCTGCTTCCTTGCTCATAACCCGGAAGGGAACGGAGAGCTCCTGCTCATTGAAATAACCCGGGGTGGGATCTTCGTATTCGCCGAGGATGCCTGCGCCAGACACGGTGTTGGTGGGGGTCTCAAAGCTGGGCAGCGTCATTTCCTCGCCACGGCCAATGAGCTTGGTGCCGTCTTTGTAGACCTCATACTTGGCGATCTTGGTAGGAATATTCACGTTTTATACCTCCAATCGGTCAGGAGAAGATGGTAGTCAGGGCGTCGGTGTCGTACTCGCGGATATTGTGGATGTACTCCGTGGGGACGAAAGGCGCCATGTAGGTATGGACGGTCAGATGGCCTGCCAGCAGCTCGGTGGTCGGGTTTTCGTCCTCCAGGAACTTTATGTTATAGCCTGCGCAGTAGCCACGAGCAACGTAACCGCTGCCGGTAATGTTCGTGCTGTCCACGATGTCCTGCACGAGGCGGCGGTTCTCGGGCTTATCCACCTTCTGGAAGTAGGTCAGGATAAAGTTGTTGCCGTCCCAGTCAAAGAAACGGCGGACGCACCAAAAGCGATCTTTGATGTCGGTCGTGCTGGGGTATGCGCAGGTATTGTTTCCCCAGAACTTGAAGCCGTTGACGTTGATGGCGGTGCAGATGCCGTTTGCGCCGAGGACGTCGTCCGCCTGCTGCTTGTCGAGAAGCACCTCGGTGCCGTCGTCCAAGCAAAGGCCGGTAATGCGCAGGCTCTTATTGGAGGGGGATTCGTAGGGAACGCCGTCGTTGCTCGTGTCGAGCCAAACGGTGTGTGCTGCGGCCATGGCGGAGAAGTAGTATTTCTTCTCGCCAACCAAGACACGAGGCCAGAGGCAGATGCCGTGGTTCGTGGAGAAGCCCTGCTTCTCCTTCGCCTGTTTACAGTCGGTGTAAACAGTTGCACCGTCAGAGTTGGCGGGAATATCCAGAATGGTGTTGAGATCAAAACAGCCGTTCAGCTGTTCGACCTTTGCCTGCAGCGCAGCAGCCACGGTTGCATCCTGCGACCAGCCGGGTGCGATGATCAGGCCGGGCACCAGGCCGAACTTGGGATAGACCTGGCGGATGATTTCCAGGCCAGTTTCCTCGTGGGTGCTGCTGTTTACGCCGCCGACAACGTCAGATTTGGTCACGCCACCGGGCTTGATGCTCTTGCTGGTGATCTTCAGTGCGGTTGCTTCCTTTGCGGTGGTGGACAGCAGCACGATAGTCACGTTGCCGTCATCGTCGTGCGCTGCGGTATAGTCCACATCGGCGGCGAGCGGGGTAGTGTCGTTCTTCACCACCAACGAGGGCAGCAGAACGTACTGCTTGGCATAGGTCGCCATGCCGCCGGTGACGGTGACGGTTTCCTCTGCGTTCTCAGTGATGTGCGCCGCCTTGTTCGGGTCAAGCACGTTCACCAGGACGATGGGGGAGTTATTATAAACACGGAAGTTGGCGTCCATGCTCTGGCAAAGGGTGAAGTTTTCGAAGTCGTCAGAGTAGCCGAGGGCTTCCTGGCACTCTGCAAAACTGTAACAGAGTTTCGGGGTGTTCGCTGCCTTGTAGGGGTCTTTTGCCAGGTGGATGGGAGCCGTGCCGAAAATGACCTGCAGGCCAGCGCTGGACGTGGTGGGGGTGGTTAAGCTGGTGGAAACTTCGCTGTTACCTACGCCATGAAGATAGCTCATTTATGCGCCCTCCTGAATCTTCTTTGCAACGATGTTGCAGATGGTAACGATACGGCCTGCGCCGCTCTGACGTTCCTTGCGAGCCTCCGCAAAGGAATCCAGGGGGACAATCAGACTCTCAATGGCGGGAATTGCCTTAACCTTCTCAGCCAGGCGTGCCGGGATGCCGCCGGTGAACACGGAATCCTGGCGAACAACGCCGGGAATATTCGGGCCGACATAAACGACCTGTTCCGGGGCGGCGGGGGTGGTGGTCTTTGCCATTACGTTTCAGGCTCCTCTCTATAAATAGTAGGCCCTTCAAAATGAAGGCCGATTGCTGCGGAATAATATGGGTGTTTGTTGGGGTCGAGGTCGTTGTCCCATTTAATAGGGCGCACAAGCTCAAACGCCCGCGCAATTTTCACTTTGCGCTCAAAATACCCCAGGATCACATTCAAAATGTGGGAGGCATCCCGGTATCCCTGCCGGTTCGGGTCGGGGTCGTAGACCTCAACAGCCACGACAACGTCAACCTTGTTCGGCTTGTCGATCTCGGTCTGCTCACCGTTGACGAGAGCCACCAGCACATACGGCTCCGGGAGGTCGTCGTCATTGGTGGACTGCGCAGGCCTCGGAGCGCGGTATGGCTTGAACTGCGGGAATACCTTGACGCCCACTTCATGCCCTGCGGAGTTTGTAAGGCGCAGCGGTGCAAGCTGCTCCTTCAACGCCTGGACAATAGCGTCCTGCAGATCGGTGGGTGTCATGGGATGCCTCCTTTATTCGAGCGCTTTTTCAATTTGTTTCTCCATCTGCTTATCAAGAAGCTCGGATGCTCGCTCAAGCGCCGGGTCTACGGTGTCGGGGTTTCCGAACATCTGCGGAGCAGAGGGCGAAAGCAGTTTTTCAATGCGGGTCATGTCGGACTTGGCGCCCCATTTCTGCGCACGCTTTGAAGCGCCCGCCGAGGTGTAGGTTTCGCCCGGCACCCGCTGGACAATGGCTTTGTGTCCGCTGCTGAACTGAACAAGAAAAGCCTTTAGACCGTTGTGCTCCAAAGACTTCATTCCGGAGCTGCTGAGGACGTGCGCCGCTGCGGCGCTGGTCCCTGAGTTCGGCTTTGAATCGAAGTCCATGATCTCTTGCATGGAGCCGGAAGAATGGAGCGTGGCGGTCAGGTCGCCGCCGGTGGCAGAATCCACCTTCAAGGCGCTGCTGGAAGAGTAAACGGAATCGTTGGCTGTCGCATAGCGCTCTTTGGTGTCCTTGACGATTTTGTTCTTTGTGCTGCGGGTTGCCGAGTTGATGGCCGCTGCCACCACTTTCGGCGTATCAACCATTTTTTGCAGGTTGTCCAGGCGCTGAACCATTTTTTCAATGGAAGAGTCGGCGTCAACCTGTAAGACCTCGTATTCTTTCAAGAGCGATTCGCCTCCATCTCAATGCAGAGAATCCCGGCCTCATCGGTGCAGTCGTTTACCTTATACCAGGCGCCGTCAAAATTGAGCAGGTCGTCCGGGGCGGGTTTGGCTCCGAGGTTGTCGGTGGCTACATAGATCAGCTTGCGCTCTTTATAGATCCCGGTGATGGTGACGTTCATCAATTTGGACTTGTCGCGTTCCAAAATTTCATTATCGTCAACCAGCACCGGCATGGGCTTGCCGTTTATGCTGTGCGTGTCTGCAAATTCTTCCCGGTTGAGGAATACGTTCTTTGCATCCTGCACCAGCAAATCCTTGAAGCCCACGGTCAAACCTCGGCCTGAACCTCGGCAGCAGCAATGGCTTCAACCAGCTTTGCTTTGGTCAGGTCTTTGGTGTCCAGGCCCATATTTTCGGCGAGGGTCAGGAGCTGCGCCTTGGGCATCGCTTCCAGTTCCTCTTTGTTGAGGTGGCCGGTGGCGATGCCGGCATCGGGTTCCTGCTGAACATCCACGGTCAGCGTTTCGCCGGGGGCATACTCGCCGGGCGGGGTCACGATAAAGCCCACGGCGAGCAGTTCCTTTGCGGCGCTGACGTCCTGAATGTCCACGGAATCGCCAGGGCGGTAGCTTTTGCCCTCCACCGTCACGGTGCTGTTTGCGGTATAGATCATACTGCGCCGCCTTTCCCTTAGCCGATGCAGACCTGCACGGTCGTATCGTTTTCGGCGGCTGCTGCAATAGCCCAGCCTGCGGGGATGTTGCTTGCAGCGGTCGTGGTGATGTTGTCGGCGGAGGCGTCGTAGTAGACGGCGGCGCCGATGGCGATAGCGGTAGAGGCCGCCTTGGGCATGGCAAAAACGCCCTTGACGTACAGGCTGCCGACGGCGCTTGCAGGGATGTCGGTGCCTGCAACGCCGATGCGGGTGGTCAGGCTCACGACCTGGCCTGCGGCGATAGCGGAGCCGGTGCCGTTGGGGTAGTCAATGGCAGAGCCGGGCTGCTGGTAGTTTGCGATCATGTGCGTTTCCTCCTATCTCTTACAGGGTGGGCAGGGCAGCGCCGGGGTTCTTCACGAACGCACGGTAGTCCATGACGCTGATACCCCAGTCCAGCCAAATGTCCCACACAAAGCCCAGCTGGCCGACGGTCTCGCTGCGGCGGAAGGTGGGGGTCTCCTGGCCGTTCAGGTAATCGACCTGGATGCTGGTGGTTTCCTCGCGGTTGGCGCCCAGGAACCAGGGGCAAGCGCCGGAACCTGCCAGGATGTTCAGGGTGGCGTCCTCGACGATCTCCATCGGGTAGCGGTAGTTATACAGCGGGTTGGCTGCCTGGGTGTTTTCGCTGGTTTGGATGGTGGGGCTGCCGAAGATGGACTGCATGGCGAAGCCGTAACCAACGGGCAGGATGATGGTGGAGGGGGTCAGGTTGATAGCCTCGCCGAACGGGTCATCCTGCAGCTGCATCCGCTGGATCATGGCCTGAATGGCTGCGCCAGTCGGTGCGCTGCCGGAGGTAATCAGGTTCTTGTGATCGGCGTGGAACAGGGTCTTGCCGTCATAGATCTGGCCGTTGTTGTAGAGAATGGAGTAGACCATCTTGTTGATCTGCTTCTTGCTCTTTGCAGCGTACATGCCGGGAACCTCGGACAGGAAGCCGATGTCGTCGTTGATGAACGCCTGGCGGCTCATGCTGAACTGACGGCCGTAGGTGTCCAGCTTGCGCTGCGGCAGCATTTCCTCTTTGTGGGTATCCGCCTTGAGTTCGCCGTTCTCAGGAACCAGCAGCAGGTCGCCAACGCCGCCGATCAGGTAGTTGTGGCCGTCGGTGCGCTTGAAGTCGCGCAGAGTGCCCTTGCGGGTAAACTTCTCGAAGGTGGTCGGAGCGTGGTCGTAGGCGTGGACGATGCTCTTGTTGATGGCGGTGTCCATGATGGCGGGGAAGGATGCCGAGGGGTTGTGGAATGCACGGGCCAGCTCGGTGTACAGGTCATCTGCGCTCATACGCATAAAGTCGGAAGCGCTCTTGCCGGTCTCGCGGGTCAGGCACTCAATGCCGATGTCACGCAGGCTCATGCCTGCAAACTGGCGGGAGCCATCCGCAGGGGCTGCGGGGGTGTGGCCGCTGCGGGTCATAAGGCCGTCAGCTGCTGCTGCGCGGAACTTGTCGGTTTCATCGGCGGTCACCTTGACGCCGGTGCGGGCAGGAGTACCGTTCTGAATCATACCGTCCAGAATGGCGGTGCGCACCTGGTCTACGGTCTGGCCGCCGGTGATGTACTGGGAAGCATCGACGTTGAAGTTCCGGCACAGGGTGGTGATGTCGGTGACACGCTGGCGCTCTGCGGTGCGGGCGGCTTCAATCTGAGCCTGGCGCTCTGCCTCCGCTTCAGCGTCAGCCTCAGGGCGCAGGGTATCGATGTCGTTCTGCAGGGAGTTGAATTCCCGGGTCTCGTCCTCGGTCATGTCGCGGCCTGCGGTGCGGGCGGAAGCCAGGATGGCCTGCTGGCGCTGCAGTTTCTGCCGCAGCTGCTCTCTCTTTTTCATGTGATTTACCTCCAGTTAGTAGTTACGATTTGCGGCGAGCTGGCTCTCGTAGAAAGCCAGACCCGGGGCGGTGTGTACTGCGGGCGGCTGTCCGTCCTCGGTCATATCTCTGCCAACGCCGACGGTGGTGTCGGCGGGGACGGAAACAATGCTGATCTCGTAGGGCTGCCACTTCTTGGCGATGTAGCAGGGGCCAGTGAAGCGCCCGTCAAGGGATTTTGCGCCCTCTTTGACGCTCTCATAGTTGGAAACACGATAGCCGACGGAAACGCCCTTGAGTGTGCCGCTGGCGACCTTGGAGCGAACAGTTTCGCTGTCCTCGTCGTTGTCAAACTCAATCGTGGCCTTGCCACGGTTATCCTCAACCCACGCCCGTGTGACCTTACCGATCACCCGGTTTCTGTCATGGTTAAAAAGAACGATACCCATGCTCTGCATCCGACTCATGTCAATGGCATTGCCGGAGTGGTCGAGGATCTCGGTGCCGAACCACATCTGAACAGGTTCCTCGGAACTGAAACTCAGTTCAAAGGTACGGCTGTTTTCGTCGTCGCTTACTGCCCGGATGCTGGCCGTGGAGAAATCGCGCTGCAGGGGCTGGTTATTCATCGGGGTTTTCTTTCGGGTCTGTTTGGGGTTCGTTCTGGACACTTTTGTAACCTCCAATCTGCACTCCCTTTTCATTGGCGTATGCTACAACGTCGGCCATGTCGTCAATCTGTTCTTTCCAGTCACGGCCCTGCTCGGCGCTGATCTGCTTGAAGGACTTGACGCCGGATTCGAGTGCGGTTTTGTTTGCGTTGGCTTCCTTCTGCGGGTCAATCCATTTCTTGGGGGAGGCGACCCACTCATGTTCCATGTATTTCTGTGGGTCGTTCCAAAAATCCGGGATAGTGAGCCTCCCGGCGAGGACTGCGGAAATCAAAAAGGTTTCGTAGACCTCGACCATGAGCTTGCCCTGCAGCAGCTCCACTTCCTCGGTATAAGTGAGGTCGTCCTCAATCATACCCTGGCGGGCGCTGCTGTAGTTCGTTTCGGACATATCCCGGGAGGTGGATTCATAGCTCAAGCCCTGGCCTGCACCCACAAGGCGCTGCAGCAGCTTGAGGAAGCCGGTTGCTTCGCTGCTGCCATTGCCGGGGTTGATGGTGACTGCATCATCACCGGCGTTCATTTCCGAAATGAGGCCGGGGGTCAGCATTTTGCCGGAGTAGGATGTGCGGTCTTTGTCGGCGCTGTTCCGGGAGCCGCCCTGGAAGCCGCCGGTGGGAACTGCTCTCTTGATGAGCAGGGCAAAGCAGGCGGCGATTCGCTCTTTCATCGAAACGGCAGCGATAAATTCGTTGGCGTCCCGGATGCGGCTCAAACTCGGAGCGAGGTCACTGACCTCTCGAAGCTGGGAGGGGCGGCTCTTGCTGTAATAGAAAATAATATCTTTGGCGGGGTAGAAGACGGGCTGGTTCGTTTCCCAGCCGTCAATGTTGTACTGTTCAATCCAGTACCCAACGGGCCGGTTGTACTCGTTGTACTCAATGCCGCCAATGACACGATCTCCCTTGTACCTGGGCGAGGCCACGGAGCGGGAAAGCTCGTCTACTTCCAGCGCCTGCAGCTTAAAAGGAAGCAGGCCGCCGGAGGTATAGCACTTCTTGAAAAGAATGCCGCCGTCTGCCTTTTTCCGAACGACTGCCATGCGCAGAAGTTCGTTGAAGCTCTGCTGCTGGGTGACGTCGCAGTTCGTGCGCCGGGTCCAGCGCCGCCAGAGGGTTTCGATTTGATCGTCGAGGTCGTCGTCGCCGGTTTTCGCCTGCAGGGTGAAGCCGTTGCCGACCACGTTCCTTTTGAAAGCCTTGAGAACGCCGTTTGCAATGTCCGAGTTTCGCTCAAGGTCTCGGGCACGGGCGCGGAGGGTGTCCCGGCTGTAACGGTCTGTGATGTCGGCGGCCTCGTTGGTCGCCCGCCAGTTCTTATTCAGTCGGCCACCGTCTGCGGCGTCATAGCCTGAACCGCGGATAAGGCCGAGCTGCTGCCGCCAGCCCTCGCGCATATAGGCTGCCCGGGGAGAGATTGTTTCAATGATCCTGTCAAGCCATGTCATGCGCTTTATCTCCCCTCAAAAAATGCAGCGAACGTATCACGGAAAAGGGAGGATCCGTTCTGTTCCTCTACCTGGGCGGTAAGGTCTGCCCGGAGGCTCCGCAGTTCGGTGAGGTTTGCTCGGGTCAGAGAGCGGGAGCCGATTTTGTAGCTCTGGCCTCCAACCATGACGGCGGCAATGGCTTTATTTACTTCCGTCAGAAGGGCGGCGGGGTCGCCATAGTTGATGGTTTCATCTGCCATGTCGTGTTTCCTTTCTTAAAACCAGCCGTCGTTTTGGTGAATCCAGCTTTCCTCGGGAGTGGCGTCGGTGCGCTGCTGCGGTGCGGGCTGCGCTTCCGGCTGGGCAGAGCTGCCCTTGTTCTGCAGGTGGAGGCTGCGGACGCCGAGCATTTCTGCGGCGGCGTAGGCGTAGACCTCGCAGTCGAGGAAGTGGTTGTTTGGATGGCTGGTCTTTGGCACCCAGCGGGTGCGCTCTGTGCCGTTGGTGGCGCGTTCGGTGATTTTGTGTTCGGCGGTGACCTGTTCGCAGTATTCCTGGTCAACGCCCTTGTAGACCATCCAGCTGCCCTTGCCGTTCGGGCGGCGCATACGAGAAGCAATAGCATCCTTGTATTTGCCGCCGTCCACGAGAACCAGGCGCATACCGTAGGCGGCGGAGCCCGCCTTGTTGATGGTCGAGATTTTATAGTTGCTGAGCATCGTGTCGGTGCCTTTTACTGGGAGCGCCCACTCCGAGTTCTGCATACAGAAGTCATAGACTTCCTCTGTTTGGTCGCCGGAATCGACGAGGGCGAGGTCTACCAGCATTTGCTGGCCGTCGTCCCGCTTGAACTCCAGGTTCATTATGTCTACGACCTCGCCGAAGCTTGCGGCCTGGCCGTGGGCTATATTTTGGGATGTACTGTAATCGCCCCAGGCGCGGATAGTCCAATAGAGGCTTGTTTCCTGCACGTCCACGCCGCCGGTCAGGAGCTTCGTCCAGGGCGGAAGCTCGAACATTTCAAGCTCCGTCTGACGTTCCTGTACGAGGTCGGCACTGGTTTTGAGCTTCGTATCCTCCCACGGCTCGGCGAGCCAGGAGTTGGCGAAGTTGTGCAGCTTGTCGGGGTCGTCCTTGGACTTCATAAACTCCCGGGCGATTTCCGAGAATCGAGTGAAGGGGCTGTATAGGGTATTGAACCAAAAGGCAACGCTGCGGGCGGTGCGGGCGCTTTGGCGGACGTTCCGCCATTCTCCTTTTAGGAGCATTGCAGGTTTGTCGTGGTCGGTAATGACTCCGTTGCATTCCTGGCAGATGTACTGCGCCGCCTCCGCTCGGTCACCTTCGCTTAGTCCCTCATTCTTGCCCGGCCAGCGTATCTGTGCAAATTTCAGCTCTATATACTTCCCGCAGTGCGGGCAAGGAACAAAGAAATGTTTTTCAATGTCGCAGGCTTCCTTTGCCTTCCAGATGTGGCCGGTCTTTAGTGTTGGGGTGCTGCAAATATAGATTTTGCGGTTAGAGAAATAGCTCTTGGTTCGCTCAATGGACAGGCTTATAGGGTCGGCTTCCTGGGTGGTCGCCGCCTTGAACTTGTCCACCTCGTCAAGGAAAAGATAGCGGATGGGCTTGCTGGACAGGTCTGCCGCAGATCCTGCGCCGGTGAGGGCGATGTACATATCTGTGGTGAACTGCAGCTCCTTCTTGCTACTGGCATTTTTGAGAAAATGCCGCTTCAATCGGGGGGATTCCAGCATACTCATAATGCGGTTTGCTGAGGTGCTTTCGGCGATTTCGTCGTTGGGGTAAACGATCAGGGTCGGAGCCGGGTCTTGGTCTATCAGGTAGCCGAGGGCGTTAAGCTCGACCTCCGTGCCGCCCACCTGGGTAGGCTTTACCACGACAATGCGCTCCGTTTCCCAGTTGTTGAATTCGTCCATGATGCCGACGAGGTAGGGAGTGACGCTGTTTCGCCAAGCGCCCTGCAGGTTGGATTCCTTGCGGCTGAGTTGGCGGTATTGCTCGGCCCATTGGCTTACGGTTATATCATCCGGCGGTTTCAGGGCGTCCAGGGCATCTTTGATGTACTGAGGAACCTGGTACTTTCGGAACTTATAGAACCGGGGCTGCTGGGCTGTGGGTTTCATCCACCGTCACCGTCCTTGACGGTTGCTGCAAGGACGAAGGTGCGGAGAATGTCGTTGATCTCTTTATTCAAGTCTTTCTCCAATTCTCTGCTCTCCACGGGGGAGATTCGTGAGCCTATCATGCCAACGACCCGGCTCGGGAGGCCGGAGCAAAAGCGCTTGAGGACTGCAAAGAACTTCGTATAGTCCGCCTGCGCTTCCTCTATGCTGATATATTTGCCGTTTGCAATGGCGGTGCGGAGTTGGTGAAGCTCGGTCTGCGATTCCTTGAGGGCAATTTCCGCTTGCAGCTTCTTTTCCCTCAGTTCGGTTTCCGAGAGCTTCGCTTCCCGGCCATACGCCTTATCTGACAGGTATTTGATATATGCCTGAATCGTGGGAATGAGGTCGTATTTGTTCCGCTGGCCGGAGATGTGTACTGTTTCCAGGACGCCGTCTTGTGTGAGCTGCTGGATGCGGCGGACGGAAACGCCAAAAAGCTGGGCTATGACCTTGGATTCGTAAAGCTGCCCGCCGGCTTCTGCTGCCATGCGTCCTCCTACTGTTCAAAGTGACTTTCGGCGTGGCGTTCCGCCTGGGATACCTGCTGACCCTTGTACATACCTGCGCCGAGTTCGTCGATACGGCTGAACGGTATCTCGGGAACCTTGAGCCGCTGCCTGTATTCGGGATCTATGAAATAGATATAGCGCAGCTGGTAGCCGGGTAGGATGGTGCCGCCAGCAGCTTTGACGTAGGCGTTAAAATCATATTTCCCGCCGGTTACGTCGTAAAACGTCCGCCCACCAAGTTCGAGCCTTGGGGCTGTTGGGTGGCCTTGAAGGGTCAATTTATGAACTTTATCTCCATTGGGAAGCAGGCAGAGGTTGCTGTTCTGCTTGATGTCGGTCAGAACAAAATTGCAGGCCCGGTAAATCGTGCCGTCACCGCAGCTGCATCCATCCGCAAAGCTGATGATCCACTTGACCTGCGGAGCCTGCTTTCTGATCATGCGAATGGTTTTTGCGATGCAGTAGCTTTCTGAATTACGTGGGAGGTAATCATCAAAGGCCATGCGGTTGAGTTCCAGGAATCCGTCCCAGGTCGTACCTTCAACCAGACCGATGACTTTTTTCTTGTCCAGGCTGGGGCCATAGCTCAGAACGCCGTGGAGCCTTCCATCAAGGAAAGCTCCAAAGTGCAACTGACTATTGCTCACTACTTTTCCGCTATAATGATGCGCCCGAATGAAAGGGTTCGCAATTTTGGCCGGAATTACCCGGATTTGAATTTCTTTAGCTCTGCCCATTCCTTCACCACCATGTATATCCGGTTCCCGACCTTATTGGAATTTCCGAAGGTTTCCATTTGATCAGGCTTGTATTTTGCGCCCATAATCTGAAGGGCTTTTTGTAAATCGGCGAATTGCTCCAAACTGAAAATAAACTTCATCCGGTCAATGGGACTTTCTTCGCGCTGGTTTTCCAGCATGACATCCCCGAGAATGACGCTGAGTTCGTCGTCACTGTAGCCGGTGGCGTTTACGTCCACCGGGCTGAGGGTCAGGTCTTGTAGGGCGTCCCTCAGGAGGCTCATGTCCCACTGACCGCCGATTTTGTTCAGGGCGATGTTGAGGGCTTTTTCGTCCTGCTTGCTGAGATCTACCACGATGCAGTCTGCCTCGGTGTAACCCAGGGACTTCAAAACGGACGCTCTCTGATGGCCGCCGATAATGGTGCCGTCTTTGTTTATGATGATGGGATCAACATAGCCGAACTCTTTAAGGCTGCGCTCAATGTTCTTAAACTCTAGGTCCGATGGCTTCAGTTCTTTTCGCGGGTTGTAGTCCGCCGGGAAAATAGAGCTTAGAGGTCGTCGCTCTCGGATGAGCTTGTGTTCTGTTCCAGCCATTCTCGTACCACCTTACTGAGGGCATTTCCGTCTCTGTCCGTATTTCCATACGTTTCACCAAGGCCTTCAGCTTCGGCTTGCGTAAGAGCCGCCCGAATAAAAGCTATCTGCTGTCGATGCAATGTTACATACATTCGATGCGTCAGAATCTGCTCACGGTTCGGAAGACTGAATTCCTGGCCGAAATCGTCAGGGGTTACTGTTACCTGCGCAAGAATGGACTTCAGCTCCGGTTCTGAGTAACCTGTTTTGGTAAGGTCGTAGCCCTCAAGGTCAAGGCTGCCAATCAGGTCAGCCAGCTTTGCTTCGTCCCAGCTGCCGGTGATCTTGTTGAGGGCGATGTTCAAGGCTTTTTCCTTGTCGGGGTCAAGGTCTACCACAACGCAGTCTGCGGTTTCGGCTCCCATATCCAGGAGCACCTGCGTCCGCTGGTGTCCTCCGATGATGGTGCCGTCCCGGTTTATGATAATCGGGTCGCAGTATCCGAACTCTTCAATGCTGCGGGCGATTTTCTCATATTCCGGGTCACCCGGTTCCAGCTTTTTGCGGGGGTTGTAGTCTGCCGGTTTCAGGTCGGCAAGCCGCCGGGTTTCGATTTCCATGCGTTCGTCCTCTTGTTGGAGCGTGCAGCGGGTCTTGAACCAACGTCACCCGCCTGGAAGGTGGGCGCTCTACCTGTTGAGCTATGCACGCAAAATGAAAAAATAGGGTTTGTTTTGGGGCTGCGGCGGGCATTTACTGCGCTTGACGTAGCGAAATGGTCGAAAAATTTTGGTTTTCGCGCGGGAACACTTCGGGCCTTCACTGCCCCGCTGCCAGTTCTTGCCAGGTAGTACCTACGCCGCCCAGCAGCGGGTCTGAATTGCACGGTGTGCGATCTGCCGTGCGTTCTGCGGCTGTGGGTTTGCCGCATAAATCCAAGGTTTCCGGGTGCCTCGCTCCCTGCTGGTCAGGCTGGAAGCTCGGCACCCGGTTGCCCTGGCTGTACGTTAGCGGGACGCAGGTGAAAGGAGGAATAAAGTCCTGCGCCCTTGTGAATGTCCTCTGCATACTCCCAGTGTAGCATAGAAAAAGAACAAAAAAGTCCGCTCTTTTCTCAAAATCGCAACTTTTTTGAAAATAGGGCTTGACAAATCCATTTTGTACAGTTTTGCCATACACACGCAGTATTTATTGGACTATGTGCGCATTGATTTACTGCGTTTGTGTGGTATCATACACACAGAAAAGGCGCCCAGCTGTTGCGAGCCAGGCGCCTATGAAAGGGGGTGCATACCATGTTGGACACGGGTTACGGCTTTATCGGTGAAGATGGCGTTGAACGTGTCAGCCCAGAGGAAGTCTGGGAGGCCGAAGCCGAAGATGAAGACTAAGGCCTGATGCACCCCGGTATGCAGCCCTCGCAGGGTCGGACTCCTGCGGGGGCTGTGCTTTATATGATAGCGGTTTTGTGCCGGGCGGTCAAGGAGCAAAGAGTACAAATTCACCGTCCGAAGATTGGACGCTGTGCCGATTGAGTTCCCGGCGGTTGTGTGGTAAGACACAGACACCGAGCCGGAAGCATTAAGCACTTTGAGCTGGTTAAGGAGGATTGAATAATGAACGCTTTATCTATCAATATCCCGGCAAACTTCATTGCATCTTGCGAGGCAACTCTCAGTCGGTCCGCCGCTGCCAATTCCGATGCAGAGCGCCAGGCGGCCCTGGATCGTCAGACCGTGCAGGGCCTCTGGTGGGCGATTGACTTTGTCAGCAAGCTCTGCACCCCCTGCATGAGCGACCGGGAGCTGAAACATGCAGTCCGGCTCACTTACTTTCGCGGCGCTGTGCGCCCCGTGTTCCATGCCTGAGCGGCCATTCCGGCGGGGTTTATCCCCGCTTTTTTATTTCCCAGCGCGGAGCAAGAGAGACAAAAGACGCCCTGAATCTTTGGACTGTTTGCCAGTGGAGTTTACTGCGTTTATGTGGTAAGACACAGACACCGAAAGGGAACACATTGAACGGAGGAAACAAAATGAAAAACCTGGAAATGATGAAGCAGTACATCCGAGAGCATAACCTCTGCGGTCGGGTCAGAGAGCTCGTTGAGGGCGCGGATATGGATTCCGCAGACGCCATTGAGTATGTGTACGATGCTCATGTTCTCAGCAAGAAAGAATTTGTTGCCAAGTACTTTGGCTGATTTGAAAGGAGCGTTTCTCATGGTCGATAAAAACGGCGTGGAAATGAAAACGGGGGACATCGTCCGGGTGTCCGGGGCTTACTTCAAGAATGACAACGGGCTGTGGTTCATCGAAAGGTCGCCCGGCGACCCGAGCTGGTGCGGCAGCTACTACAGCTTGATGAAGCTCAAGCGGAACGGCCAGCCCAGCACGGCGAAGTACAACCTTTGCTCCTGGCCGATTGCGATCTTCACCAATAGCTGGGCAAAGCGGAATGAGGCCCACGCATGGAATGCAGAACATGCTGAAATTGAAGTGGTAAAGATCGCGGATCGCTCCGCAATCGCCGACCACTTTATGGGGCTGGCGAAGGAGCTTGACCCCTATATTGAGCGGGAAGTTTGGGACTGGGGCGAGAATCACCCGGAAGTCCTGCGCCACAAAGAAGTCCGCAGCTTTTATGCTTCGGTCGCTGAACAACTCAAAAAATAACCCGCCTGATGATGGCCCGGCGGCGTGGGCCGAAACCATTTTGTTGGTACCAACAAGATGGTCGTGGGAGCCAACCACAGAAAGGACGTTTTTAGTATGAAAAAATCTGATTTTCGCATTGCTCTCCGGGGGATGGCTGAAAAGCTCGACATGCAGTGGGCCTACGCCCAGCGGATTGTTGCGGAGCAGCAGGCTGCTGGCACCCTGGCCTATGACGACAACGGTGAGCCGGTTCCGAATATGTACCAAGTCGCCTATGCTGGTATGACATCCGCCTTTGAGGCTATGGGCGGCGAGTGGCAGCGGGACGAGACCGGGCGTCACTGGGTCTACCTGCTGGGCGAATCCGCAGCAGCGGGACGGCGCTGATGGAGGGGCTGAATGCAAAGGTCGTGGCGACCAACGGCAGAGACCGCTTTCGCTATGTGCGCCATGTCCGGCTCATCGGGGAGCAGACCGGCGTTTCCGAGGACGTGTACCGCATCCAAGAGACCGGGCGGGTATGCGTCCGGCAACAGCTCTGCGACAATCTTGTGCGGTGGTGTACTGCTACGAAGTGGAGCGGCGGCTATGAAGCTGACACGCCGTTCAAGGATGGCTTGATGCTGATTTTGGTAGATGCTGCTGGCGCCGAGATCGGGATGGAGGTTACTTACCAGACCAAGTGGAACGGCCAAGGACTGGCCGACAAAGAATTTCCATTCTCGTGGGAGGCCGTTCCTGAATATCCGAGAGCATAAAAACCGCCTGCGGTGGGTGTTGTACCTGCCGCAGGCGGTTTTGTTATTTGTGCCGGGGTTTTGGTATCAGGATCCCGGCGGTATAGTGTCCATCGGTATACCGCAGCACCTTGCAGCCTTTGGCCGGGCCTTTTCGTAGTATGCGGCCATGCTCCATGCTTTGGTATATGGCGAAGACCTTGTGACCGCTCCAAGCTGCAAGCTCTTTGACGGTGTCAAAGGCGCCGAGGGTCAGTTCGTATTCGTCCGCCGTCACCGCTATGAACTGCGGCGGCTGAACCTTGGGGCGGCTCATCTGTGCCGCCTCCGTCGCCGCTGCGGGTTGCCGTGCCAGAATTCCTCGTCGAAGTCGTTCTTGTGGATGGTGCAGGCGTCATTCCTTCGGCGCTTGTCCGCCACCTCTGCGGCGTGAAATTCCTGCCAGGCCTTGTACCGTTCGCAGGTATCGTGGCAGACCGGGTGGCGATCTGTGCAGTGGAAGCAGGGGTTAGTCATTTCCCATCATGCACCTTCTTTCCGGCACCGGGAGGTCTGGCAGCTTGGGGAGCGGCATCCAGAGCGGGAACATCCCCGGGTTGTCTCTTACGACGTGCCACGGCATGATGTCCATGAGCCATAAGCCATTGCGGATGTTGCAGTGATACCCTGCAGAAAGAACGCTGCCTATTTCGTTGCCGTCCTCCCTTGTTGGCGGGTCCTCTGCCGTCTTACGCCAGTACGGCGGCAGGCTTTCCGGGTCAATGGTTGGGGCTTCGTTCACCATGTCCGCGCAGGTATGCACGGCTTCTTCACTGTCGGTTGTGGTTCTGTGGCAGCCGACGAATATCTGCGCCGCAAATTCCCGCATTTCCTGTTCAAGAGCGTTTCCGTCGATCAGTCGTACTTCGTCCATGCTGTACCTCCTATTTACTCAACCTCAAGCAGCCAGACCCGGTGCGTTCCGTACCCAGACCAGGTGAGTGCCTCGCTGTGAGTGTCCACAGCCACGTCCAAGGCTTTACCCTTCACGGCGCTGCCGGTGTCCTGGACGTACCGCAGACCGACGCCCTCAATGTATATCGCAGAGCCGAGGGGCAAAATGTCCGGGTCCGCTGCCACGGTCACGCCAGCCTGTACCGGGGCGCCGCTTGCAGTGATCCCGTCCCCGGTGCCGCAGATATGCTCGTACTGCTCCGAGCAGTAGGCGGTGCAGTTGAACTCCCCGAGGTATACTGCGCTGAACCCAGCGGGGCCGGTCTGCGCTGCTTCCAGGTCGTTCTTGAGATCTGCGACCTGAGCTTCTGCCTCCTGCGCCTCGGTCTGCCAGTTGAGGGCGTCCTGCTCCCAGTTGGCGGCCCGGCTTTGGTAGATGTCCCGCTGCTGGGCCAGGTCTTTGACCCTGGCGTTGAGTGTGCCGCTGATGGTGACCGCTGCTGCCAGGACGCCTACCAGCGCCAGCCGTTCGAGGTTTCTCATTCTGCCTCACCTCCTACCGGGTCGAGAGCTTCGCCCTCTGCTTCCAGCGGGTGGTCTGTTTGGTTCCATCCATCAGGAGGGCCAGGGAACTCGCAGCGGCTCCAATCCATCCGCAATACGCCACCCCAGCGCGGAGTACTGGTTACAACCACCGCCGTTTCCTTGCGGCAAGGTGCAAGTACCAAGCCCAAAATACAACCTGCAATGCTGCCGGTCAAAAATCCACAAATCCAATCCATTTACTTTTTATCCTCCTTGCTATGGCTGCGGGCGAAATCCACCAGCAGGGTACAGGCTTCGTCGATGGCCTCAATACAAGCCTTTTTGCCGTTGAAGCCGTTGTAGTATTCGATTTTCGCCAGTTCCTCTGCTGTCGTGTTCGGGTCGAGCAGGCGGCAAGCTTCCTCAAGTGTCACTGTGCGTTTCCTCCCATTTTGTTATTGCTTCCTGAACCTCTGGAACCTGGAGCAAGTTGTCTATGGCCCGGGTTTCCAGTTCAAAGGCCCTGCTGTGGCAGTAGTATGTTCGCAGCTCCGTTGCTCGCCAGCTGCGGCAGTCTATGTACCGCAGGCGCATGATCGGGGCGGCGGGGTGCATCGGGTCGAGGTGGAGCAGGGTGTCTTGCACAGCCTGGCGGTGCGCCGGTGTCCGCTCCAAGCGGTACTGCTTGAGGTATCGCCGCAGCAGGTGCCGCTGTTCCCGGAGGCTCATGTATGGCAAGGGTCACCACTCCTTTTCGCCCTGCGGCGGGGTGAGCACCCGGCGTACATCTTCCACGCTGGTTACAACGTAGGCCGAGCCGCCTGCTGCATTGATGGCGGTCAGGGTGTTGCGCTGAATGGCGCTCAATTCGCCCACCAAGGGGCGCTTGACCTCGAATGCGTAAAAATGCCCATCGTGGCAGCCTACAATATCCGGGATACCCTGGCGCTGATACGGCCCGGCGGCATCCTTCCACCAGAAGCCGCCCACCTGCTTGTTGAGGTGTGCCAGAATGTCCTTCTGAATTTTGGCCTCCGACGGGATCAGCCTGCGGGCCAGCTTCCTGGCCTCGGTCACATTGTGGGCTGCGCCTGCATCAATCAGGGCGTGAAGGTATGTACCCAGCTTTTCGTAGTCGTAGGGGGAAGGGAGCGGGTTTTTATAGTTCATGTATGTATCATCCTTTCGTTCAGTCGTGGAAGCTGCGGACCTCCGGGTCCCAGCGCAATTCCCGGCAGGGCGTACCACATGTGCAGTTCATGCTGCCAGCGTCAATGGTTGCCGTTTCAATATTGGTGCGCCCATAGGTGAGCTTTCCGCAGCTTTTACAGGTGAACTCAAACCGGGCCGTGTCAAGGAGCGGCACCTCGGCTCCGCAGAAGCACTTGGTCGCCTCGACAAAGTCCTTGGAGAAGGACTTGAAGGTGCGTCCGCATCCTGGGCAGTGCAGCAGCATCAAGCCTTTTGCGCCCTGGGCGCCCTGCTTAGAGAGGGGGGCGAAGCTGGGGCGAGGCTCGGTCACCGTGCTGATCTTCGGGGTATCCACGTCCAGAGCGGGGTTGCGCTTGGGCTGCTGGGCGTCGTCCTCGGGAGGCTCCTGGCGCAGGATGTCCTCCAACGTGGCGGCGCCGTGCTGCGCCTTTTCGCTGTCGGCCCGCAGCTCGGCGGTGCTGCGGTCGATGATCTCCTGCAGGCCGTTGAGCTGCCCGCCGTACACGGTAGAGGTCACCACGTCCAGGATGGTTGCCAGGGCGTGGTCGAAGGCCTCCGGGGTCGTCCCGGAAAAGCTTAAGTTAGAATCGGGGTTCGAGCCGCCCCGGTCATGGGGCGTGTGCAGGTCGAGGCTCAAGCGGAACCAGGTATCATGGGTGGCGTTCTCGTTCTCGGTGCTGCGGGCTTCGTTTGTAGCGTTGATTTCCATGTTTTTTGTCCTTTCTGTTGGTGGAGGTGTTAGGAGTGCTAGCTTTATTCTGCGTTGAATCGCTGAATTTTGGATTCTAGCACCTAGCACCTCCGTTTTGAAGTGTCGTTTATATGCTCTGCGGTGACTGCTCGTTGCTTTGTCTCGCGTCACGAATGTATTTTGTTTTTAGGTGTTAGAGGTGTTAGAAACTTATAAAAAGAGCGTAAAATCGTTTGTTTTTGTCTAACACCTGTGGAGAAAATAAGGTGTTATGCAGGTGTTGATGGTGTGTTATGCGTTTTTCCAACGGAAAAAAGTTGCGCCGTGGACGTTTCACTTTGTTTTGCTGGAAAAGTTGCCGCTTGAACTGTTGCGGCTTTCTGCGGGCTTGCGCACCGGGCTTAGAAGGGCAAGTCGTCTTTGTCGGTGATCTCCCTGAATCCCTCCGGGTCGGGCGGGTTTTGCAGGGCTTCCATGTCTATGGCAACCATACGGCAGTTCCTGTTGCCGAACCAGCGTTGAACCTGATACTTTCCGTGTGGGTCAATCTGTATGACGTCGTTCTCAGCCAGCCAGTTCATGGTTTTTCGGTAGGAGAATCCGCCTTTTTCCAGAGCTTCCCGCAGGATGGTGGGCAGGATGAACGCCGTGCCGTCCTCAATGCTGCCGTACCTCTGGCCGATGGCGTTGGTGTCGGTGAAGTTGTTGGCGTTCGCGCTGATCCAGTCGCTGATGTACTGAGCGGCCTGCTCGTTCACGTCCGGCTGTTCCTGTTCCTGGATTCCCGCTGTGATGCAGTTGGCCATGTGCTGGGCTTCCATGAGGGCGGTGTCTGCGTCCTCGTGGAAGATGCACCGGGAAAGCATCTGATCTGCAAGGGTTACGGTGGCAACCGCTGCGGTGTGGCTGCCGTTCCGGGTTCCCATGAGCGCCCGGATGCGTTCCAGCACCTCGCTGTATTCGTCTATTATGGCGCTGTCGCCCATGTCCAGGATGTACTGGATGAACGCCGGGCCTGCCCAGCCGCAGTTCAGCGCTGCCTGTTGGTGCATATCGCTGGCACTGGTTTCGTCCTCAAAGGGGGCGCCTACCACTTCCAGCACTCGGGTACTCACGCCGGTCTGGCTGTTCGCCTTGCCGATTGGTTCCTCGCCTGTCGCCAGAATCACGCTGCGCCAGGTGCGCAGTTCCTGCAGGCCGCCGTCTTTGCTGCCTCGGCTGCGGCCTGTGCCGTTGGCCAGCATATACACGATCTTTTCCAGGCCTTCCTGCTTGTTTCCTGCAAGCTGGCGCTCGTCTATGCCGAGTGGGAGGTCGCAGTAAAAGCCGGCCATTCTCTCAAGCGCCACCTGGGTTGCGTTGAAGTTTGCCATGAGCCGCTCCGGGTCGCCCCAGGCGGACAGGGCTGCTTTCAGGGCTGCGGTCTTGCCGCCACGGCTGCCACCCCAGTTGTACACGAAGAAGATGCGCTGCTTGATGATCGCCAGCAGGGGGGCGGCGAAGCTGGCGGCCAGTATGAAGCGGAACCGGGGGCGGCTGCGGTGCGGAGCCATGCTTGCCACCCAGGCTTCCAGGGTGCCGTTTTTGCAGTAGGCGGTAGCCCAGCGGGTCATGCTGGGTTCGATGTCCAGCACCATGTCCGGGGCATGGCCGGGAAGAAAGCGGTGGTTTGACTGCCAGCCGAAGGTGGCGGTGCTTTCCTGCAGGCCGAGGGCGTCGATGTTTTCTTGCTCCAAGGCGCCAAGGAAACGCACCACTTGCTTTGCGTTCTCGCTGGTTACGGTGCAGCCTTTGTCTGCCAGCACCGTAATGCTGCGGCTCTGGAAAATCATAGAGCGGGGGAAAATCGCGTCGTGCCACCTGCCGTCCCGCTTCCAGGCGACCTCTATCTTTTCTTCGCCGGTGTCGGTCTTTTTGAGGCGCTTGGTCAGGATGATCGGCGTCCGGCAGACGCAAACTGGCTGTTCTGTCTTTTCGTCGATGCGGCTGATTCCGAACTCGCCGTACTGCCAGCCGGGCGGCTGCCGCAGGTTCTTGGGTGCGCCCTCAATCGCCACCGGGAGGGCGTCGTCGAGGTGTTCCAAGTCCAGGGGCTGCGCCGCTGCCAGCAGTTCTTCCAGCTTGTCCTGGGCGGCTTCCTTGCCCAGGTCGAGGTACAAGGCGGAGGGGTCTTTCTGCCCGCCGTCTGCGCAGGAGAAGGTTTTCAACCCTCCATCAAAGCCGGCATCTTTCAGGGCGTGAGCCACCTTGTCCAGGAAGGTTTGGCCGCCCTGGTCGGGTTCCTTATGGATGTAGAGCGTTTCTATCCCCTTGAGGCTCTCCGCCCATTCCGGCTTGAACGTGGAAGCGCCCGGAATGCCCAGGGCGGGGTAGCCGAGGAACCAAAGGGTTTGCGCGTCACTCTCTCCCTCCACCAAGATACAGCTGCCTGCGATCTCCAGGCCCTCTTTGCGCCAGAGGCCGTAGGGCAGCATATTTCCCGCCGAGCCGAAGCCCCACTTGAACTTGTGCGGCCCCATGCGCTTGCGGGTAACCTTTGGCTTGCCGTCCTCCCCGAAGTAGGGAATTTTGACGTATGGGGTGCCGTCCTTTTCCTTGCCGTCCTCCAGGCTGCAGACCATCCGCAGCCAGTCCGCCGGGAGGTTCTTCTCTTTGGCGTAGTCGTCTACGGTGTAGTTTTGGCGGGCAGGTTCCTTTTTGGTTTCATCCACGCCATGCTCTCGGAGAATCCGTTTGTAAGCGTCGGCGTTGGAGCAACCGTCCAGCTCCGCTCTGAAGCTGACGTAGTTGCCCGCCTTACCGCAGGCGAAGCAGACGAATTTGCCGGTTTTGAGATCCACGGAAAAGCTGGGCTTGCGGTCGTCGTGGAAGGGGCAGAGGCTTGTCATGCGCTCTTTTTTATATTCGGGTTTCTGCACGAACTTGCTGTATTCCTCTTTATAGTTCAGCAGTTCGTCAAGATTTATTTTGTCCACGGCTGTCCTCCAAGTCGAAAAAAAGGTGCGGGCCGCAAGGCTGTTACCCTGCAGCCCGCACCGGGTCATTCGGAGGTTGTGGTATTAGAAGGGCACGTCGTCTTTGTCGCTTACCGTGGCAAAGCCGTCAGCGTCGGTCTGTGTGGCGGGCTGCTCTGCCTCCGCCACCACAGGAACCGTGGAGGCTACGCTCTTAATCCAGGCCACCGTGGGCTTTACCTGTTCGATCTGTGCCGGGGTCAGGTCGCCCGCCTTTGTGAACACGCAGCTGCTGTACGCAATGCCGTCTGCGCTCTTTTCCTTCTTGAGCTTGATGGAGGTGAGCACGCTGCTGCTGCGCTTGCCCTTTACCACCAGGCGCTTTGCAACGTAGTCCTTAAAGGCCCGCAGGCTCGTAGGGGGCAGGGAAATCAGGATGGGCAGCATCTCGCCGCTGCGCAGGAGGTAAATGCGGTGACCGTTCTTGCAGGCCTTGCCGTTGCCCTTGCTGCTGCTGCCAAACTGGTTGAAGGGGCAGGTGGAGCAGTCCCGGACTTCGCCGGTCTTGATGTCCAGACCCTGTTTGCCGTCCGCACTGCTACAGTCCGGCACGTTGTTGCTGCCGTCAAACTCGCCGGGCCAGTAGCTGTTGACGGCGTGATGGTGTACGATTACGCCGGTCAGGGTCTGTACCACTTCGGGGTTGTCCGGGTCGTCGCCGGAAAGCTCAAAGGTCACACTGCCACCGGCAGGAATCTTCACGGTGTCAAAGGGAATCTGGCCGAGGCCGTCCAGTTCTTCCTTGATGAGGTCAGTGACCTCGCTGCTGATGGGTGCCAGAGCGAAGCTCTGAACCGCGGTCAAAGCGTTTTCGTTTGCCATGGTGTTTATCCTCCCTTACTGTTTCCGGCTGCTCTTGCGCCGGGTGATGTCGTTGAAGCTGTACACGTTCACGCAGCCCTCGAATTCCTCGGGAAGCTCGTCGTCGTTTTCCTCTGCCAGGTTGCTCATGGCACCCTGCAGGCTCTGGGCGTTGACCGTTTCTTTGATCAGGTCGCCCAAGCCGTTGGCGCGGAGGGCGTCCATCAGTTCGGCGTCCTTGCCTGCGGCCTTGCTGTATTTGGTTTTGGGCGTCAGGGTGTAGGAGTAGCCGTTCCGGGTGATCTGCGGGGTTTCGTCCTCGATCATGGCCGTTGCGAGGGCGTCCCGGGCTGCCTCGATTGCCCGATTGTTTGCTTTGGTTTCCTCTGCCAGGCGGTCCTTTTCGTCCAGCAGGGCACGGTATGCGTCAACCTGTTCAGGAATCGTCATTGTTGTTTTTCCTCTCTTTCGGTTAGAAGTAGGTTCGCCAGCTGTCCACTATGGTTTTTGCGATGTCCTCTTTTTTCTCAAGGGCTGCAAGCACCTTGTCGTCGATGCTGTCCTCCACCAGGAGGTGAATGTAAGTCACCGGGCTGCGCTGCCCGATACGGTGAATCCGCGCCAAAGCCTGCGCGTAGTTCGCATAGTTGTAATCCATGCTGTAAAAAACTGCGGCGCTGGCGGCGTGAAGCGTTATGCCGAGGCCGGCTGTTTGAATCTGCGCTACAAAGACCTTGGTTTCCGGGTTCTGCTGAAAGTCGTCCACTATGCCGCCCCGCTCTGCCTGCGGAACGTCGCCGTAGATCGAGCCGTACTTGATGCCCTTCTTTCGGAGCAGGTTCTCAATGGCCGCGATCTCGGGGCGGAACCGGGCAAAAACCACCAGCTTCTGCCCGGCCTCCTGGACGTAGTCGTCCAGAATGTCCTCCAAGGCGTCCAGCTTGGCGGTGCCGATCTGCTGCGGGCGGGTGCCGTCGTCGGTTTGTGTGAAGCCGCCGGTGAGCTGCATCAAGCGGAGCATTTTGGTCAGCACCGTGGTTGCGGTTATGCTGTCGCCACCCGCAAGCTCTGCAAAGCTGGATTTTCGGAGTTGGTCGTAGAGCTTGCGCTCCGCCGGGCTGAACTTCACATATCGGTTCTCGAAGGTCTGCGGCGGGAGGTCGAGGCATTCGGCCTTGGTTACGCGGTAGGCTATGGAGTGTTCTTTCTGTATGAGCTGCTCCATGTGCTGGTAGCCTACGATCTGATGCTGTCCGTAGCCGCCCATTACGCAGTAGCGGTTTCGGAAAGCGAAGAAGTTCGAGCCGAAGACCGCCGGGTCTAAAAAGCGGTACTGGCTGTACAAGTCCACCGCGTTGTTTTGCACTGGGGTCCCGCTCAAGGCCAGTTTATAGTGGGCCTTGTCGCCGAGCTTGTGCAGGGCTTTGCTCTGGGCGGCGCTGTGGTTCTTGATGCGCTGGCTTTCGTCGCAGATTATCAGGTCGGCGTCGTACTCCGCCAGGGCGTCAAAGATTCCGTCCCGGTGGGTGCTTTCGTAGTTGATGACCGCGATCTTGAGCGAAGCGAAAGGCCAGACCTCCAAGGCGTCCAGACCTTCCAGGCGCTTTTTCTTTTCTCCTAGCAGGGTTTCGCAGTGGTAGGGGAAAGCGGCGAACTGCTGCAGGTCGTGCGGCCAGACGCTGCACACGCTGGTCGGGGCTACTACCAGCACCCGCTCGATGCGGTGCTGCTGGTACAGGGCGCCCATGATTGCGATTGCTGTTAGGGTCTTACCTAACCACACCCCATTTCGGGGCTATTCAAACAGAAGGCCGAACCCCTTCCCGGGCTGCTCTCTGTTTGTCATGTGGCATCACCTCTCTTTCCGACAGGCGGCACTGCTCCGAACGTCAAAAGGCACATGTTCGCGGCTCTCACTTGATGTGTGTAAAGTTTAGCTTTGACCGGGTACTCTGCCAGAGGCTTCGGGTCTTTTGCCTCACGTTGCTGTTCTACCTGGCGGGCGACCTCTGCCAGACGTTCCCGCTCGGTCTCCACGAAGTCCGGGAGAGTGAAGCGGTTATGTAAGGCGTTGAGGGCGTCCAGGCTGACCGGGCCGGTCATGGTGCGCGTGGTTTTGTTCCAGCGGAAAATCCCCATGCGCTTGAGCTGTTCGTACCGCAGCGGTTCTATCTCGGCCAGTATAATTTGGCCGTGCTGCAGGGCTATTTTCATTTCTGTATGCGTCCCCTTTCTGTGGTGTTGTCCCTCGTTCCCACCCTCCGACGTCTGTACTACTCTACAGGCTGCGGCTTCCAAAATTGTTTACAGGGTCACAATGACCAGGCCCTTTTCGATTTCATCCGCCAGGGCGTCGGTCAGGTAGCGCTTGGCGGCATCCCGTGCGGCCAGCTTCCACATGCCGCCATCGGCTGCGGTCAGGCTGATGCTCCGATCTTCGTAGACCCGGAACACGAACTCACTTGCGGGCTGCTGGACTTCCTGGAAGGTGCGGTAAGGCGCCAGGGTTACGATGGGGCGCACAGCCTGGTTCTGCACAAAACTGATACCCTTGCGCACCTGTACGGTCTGGGTCACGCCGTTGTCGTCGCTCTTGATGCTCTGATCCACGCTCATGTGGGAAAGCAGGTCGATGATGTAATCCACATCGTTGGTTTCGCCGGGAATGCCGAGCGGGCGCTGGAATGCGGAACGCAGCTTAATCATGGCTTCATCAAAGGTCCAGCGTACATCCTCCACCAGCGTCGGGAGATCAGTAGCCAGGGCGTAATAAGGCCGCCAACGGTGCAGGTCATCTTCGGGGTTCGGCTTGGTGAATACGTCTACCGCGTTGAAGTTGCCACAGGAAATGTAGAGAGGCAAATCTGTGAACTGGCTGGCGGCTTCGGTCTTGATGAGCGCCACCAGGGCGTCCAGGCTGCGGGTGACCACCTTTTCGGGCTTCGGAAGCTCCATCGGCTCAATTTCCGTGTAGTCGCTGCCAGTCACCAGAAAGGTGCGGCCTTCTGCTTTCTGGAAGGTAGGCTCTGCGGCCTTCTTGCCCAGTTCGGCGAGGGTGTTGATCGCGTCTGCGAGGAAGCTGTTCTTGATGTCCATCGTGTGGTCCTTTCTTTATGCGGTGTGAATGTCGGCGAACTTGAGAACCTTGCGCTCCGGGGCCTCGCCACCGTAGGTGTCGAACTGGCCGGGAATCTGCGGGGTAAGCTCCACAGCTACAGTGTGGCCGCCCTCCTGGCCGACCGCAAGGGCGGTCTTGACCGGGTGCAGGGCCGCCAGGGTGCTGGAAGCGGTAGCGCTCACCTCAACGTGCTGGCGCTCTTCGTCAGGCTCCAGGGTAATCTTCACCGTAATGGTGCGCTTGGCGGTGGCCTTGGTGTTCGGGTCGCTGATGTTCTGAATCACGCGGCCCATCTCGTAGTCCAGGCGCTCCTTGATGGCGCCGTTGGCCATGTCAATCAGGCTGCTTGCTTTGGTCTGTTCCATGTCGTGCCTCCTTTGGCTTTGTGGGTGGATGTTCGGGCAGGGGCTGCGGCCTCACCTTCTTTCGTGGGTATAGTCCAGCAGGCGGCGAAGGGCCAGGCCGAGGTTATAACCCAGGCGGTCGAGCCGTCCGGCCTGGTCGAGAGCCAGGAAAATCCCAGCTGCAAGCACCAGCACTTCGTAAACCAGAACCCCGGTATAGAGCGGGGCGCGCGCTGCGGCCTGTTCTGCGGTGCAGCCGAACTTCATCAAAATTCTTTCCATTTCCTTCGTTGCCTCCTGTTAGTTTCTCGTATCAGCAGTGTTGAATGCCTGGGGAAAAGTGTTGAAAAATCACCTCTTTTCGGGCGTTTCCCGTGCCCGGGGTTTCTCGCTCACAGCTGCCAGAGTTTGGTAGGCCGGGGCGGTGTTTACGGTGTACGGCACCCGGACGCCCGCCGTTGTGCTGCGGGTGGTTCCGTCCGGGAAGTGGTTCGTGATCTTCATGCGGGTCACCTTGTCTTTTGAGCTGCCCTCCCTTATACTTAGGAGGCGGGCCGCTGCAACGGCCTAGCTTCCAAGAAAGGAGGGGCAAAAGTGGCTGATATTGTGCGCCTACGCCAGGCGGTTTCTAACTTCAAGTTCTACACGCATCCTGCGAGTTCAAACGGTTCAGACCCTTGTACTGTGCAGGACATGAACAATCTCGTGAGAAATTTGTCCGAAGTTCTAAACGTGTTTATTGAAGAACTTGAATCTGTCGAGGAGTAACCTCGTGGGAAAAGGTGTCAGTTGTCGCTGGCGCCTTTTTCTTTTAGGGTCAGGATCCCGAGCCGCCGCAGCCTGTCGTAGCAAGCGGAAATGGTTTCCGTTGCGGCGCGAAGCTCTGTGAGGATTTCCTCAACCTCTCCGTCAGGAACCTCGACCCTGGCAAGAAATTCTTTCACGTTCTCACCCCCTCACCCTGCCCGCTCGGTGATGCTGCGCTGGGTAGCCATGCCCAGCAGCACGCCGTTCAAGACCAGCTGCTCTTCCCGGGTCGCGCTCTTGATTGCTGCAAACAGCGCTGCGGTCTCGGAAGGGCTGGGAGCGGTGGTCTTTTTTTCTTTAGTGGTGTTCATCATGTTACTGGTTCACCTCCGTGTGATTTCTATAACCGAAGCCTTAAATTTCGGTTACGCAAGTATAATACTTCGATTATCGAAAAAAGTCAAGCAGAAAAATCGCTTTTAGACTTGAATTGTCGAAATTTTGTGGTAATATAGGAACCACAAGAAGGGAGGTGATTTGAATGACCGAAAATGAACGCGTAAAGGCCGTGCGCCAGGCACTGGGGCTAAGCCAGCAGGAATTTGGTTCCAGAATTGGAATTAAAATCTCCGCTATGTCGTACCTTGAAAGCGGGAAAAGCCGCTTGACGGAATCAAACGCAATTCTGATCTGCAAGGAGTTTAACGTCAGCCGGGAATGGCTGCTGAACGGCACCGGGGAAATGTTCCTGCCGGAAAGCTCGGATAGTTTGGACGCCTTGGCTGAGCAGTACGATCTGACCCCGCTGGAACGGGAGATTTTTGAGAATTACTGCAAGCTGTCCAAAGCCCAGCGGCTTGCGTTCTGGGATGTGATGCAAAAAATTGTTGGTTCCTCTGCGCAATCCGGAAGCGCAGAGGCCTCTCCGCCTGGTTCCGGGGTAGCGGCTGCCGAGGCCGCCTACGAAAAGAACTTTGGTACTGCATCCGGCACCCCAGATGCCGAAGCTACGAGTATGCACGAAGGCACCGGGTAAAATGAAAAAAGACCACGCCCCGGTTGGGGTGTGGTCTTTGGTGGTAAAACAAAAAAGCGCTGGCCCTCTGGAAAGGGTCAGCGCTTTGGCCGCGTGTTACAAGGGGGCGACATCCTGGAAGAGGTCGCTTGGCTGCATCCTGCTGGAACAGGGGCGGGCCGTACACGGGCAGTTGACATGGAAGACAACTGCCTTTATTGTAACACGCAGGCCCCAGTTTGAAAAGGGGGTTTTATCCTTTATGCGTGTGATCTGCTATGTTCGGGTATCTACCCGCGAACAGGCCGAAAAAGGCTATTCTGTCAGCGAGCAGCAGGAACGCCTAAAGGCGTACTGTCTGGCGAAGGACTGGGTGGTTGCCCAGGTCATCACTGATCCGGGTTTTTCCGGGGCAAAGCTGGAACGTCCAGGTATGCAGCAGCTGATCTCTCTTGTGCAGGCGAAAAAGTGCGATGCTGTTTTGGTCTGGAAGCTGGACAGGCTGTCCCGCTCCCAAAAAGATACCCTGTATCTGATCGAGGACGTGTTCCTGAAAAACGGCTGCGCCTTTGTTTCCATGAACGAAAACTTTGATACATCTACGGCGTTTGGCCGGGCTATGATCGGCATCCTGTCGGTGTTCGCCCAACTGGAACGTGAACAGATCCGGGAACGCATGGCGGTTGGTCGTGTCGGTCGGGCAAAGGCCGGCCTCTTCCATGGCGGCGGTTATGCGCCCATCGGCTACGACTACAAGACCATTGCCGAGGGCGGCGCTGGGCTTGTGGTGAACGAGTACGAAGCAATGCAGGTGCGGGAGGTGTTCTCCCTGTACCTGCAAGGCTGGCCGGTAAATCGCATTCGCAAATACATGACGGCCCGGTATACCACCAAGGACGGCGATTGGGGGTCTGATACCACAGTGCGGGACGTCCTCAAAAACCCGCTGTACACTGGGAAGATAAACTGGGCAAAAAAGGTATATGACGGCCAGCACGAGCCGTTGATCTCGCAGGAAACCTTTGACGCTGCCGCTGCCCGGCTTGCCACCTCAAGCTGGAAGCGTACCTGTTCGGATGGTATGGAGCGGAATTCTCCGTTCAAATCCACGCACCTGCTGGGCGGCATTATTTGGTGCGCCCGCTGCGGCGCCCGGTACTTTGCCAGCGGCAATTACTCGGGCAGGGGCGATAATAAGCGCTACTGGCCATACTACGTTTGTTACTCTCGGGCAAAATCCGCAAAGCACATGATCCGCGACCCAAACTGCCGGAATGACCGCTGGGCGGTGGCGAAGCTGGACGCTATTATAGAGGGCGAGATTCGGAAGCTGGCGTTTGACCCGGCGGCGCTTGAGCTGGCGGTGTCCGGGCCGCAGCAGGACGAAGATGTAGCCCAGCGCCGGGCTGCGCTGCAACAGCGCCTGAACGATCTGCGGGCGCAGATGGGGCGTGTTCTGGACTTGTACCAGATGGGCGGTTCACTGCCTGCCTCTATGGTCGGAGACCGCGTGGCAAAGCTCCAGGCGGAAATTGACGGCGTGGAAGCCGCCCTGGCGGAGGCCGTAGAGGAGCCGCCCACCCAGCGCCTGGATGCTGCCCGGGCTGCCTTGGTCGGGGCAGAGGACGTTCTGGACAACGGTACTCTGGACGAAAGGCGGGAGCTTGTCCATAGTCTCATCCGCCGTATAGATCTGGACGGGGAAAATATTGATATACATTGGAGCTTCGCCCCGGAAGCCGCCGAGGTTATCCCGGGGCGCTCCGCATAAAAAATAAAGGCCGTCCGTACTGGGCGGCCTTTGTGCTTAGATTGCGGAATCGCTGAATTTACGCGCACTTTTCGCTGACTTTTCGCAAAATGCGCGAATAACGCGATTTTGTTGGCGCCGACAAAATCGGCAGGTTATTTGTCTACTCTGATATAACTACTGCAAACCTCCACATGCCGTGTTCTTGGAAACAGATCCACCGGCTGCACCTTCTCTGCGTGATATCCATTTTGTTCCAGCCATGCAG